GAACAAAGGGACAACACAACTTCGCGCAGGTACCGGGACCGGAGATTCAACGGTCCACGTTCAATCGGTCATCCGGTCTCAAAACGACATTCGATAGCGCCGACCTGGTGCCTATCTTCGTGGACGAGGCTTTGCCCGGAGACACGATGAAACTCAACATGTCGTCGTTCGCGCGAATGGCTACGCCCATTTATCCCGTTATGGACAACATCCTGCTCGACTTCTTCTTCTTCGCGGTCCCGTACCGATTGGTCTGGGACAACTGGGAAAAGATGAACGGCGATCAAACGAATCCGGGCGACTCGACGGATTACTTGGTTCCGCAGGTAACGGCTGCCAGTGGCGGTCATGCGGCTGGCACGACGTTCGACTACTTCGGGATTCCTACGTTCGTGCCGAACCTGACTCACTCAAGCCTGTTCAACAGGGCTTACAACCTGATCTGGAACGAATGGTTCCGGGATCAGAACCTGCAGGATCGGGTAGTCGTCGATATGGATGACGGACCCGATAATCGGCAGGACTACGAAACCGTGCTGAAACGCGGGAAGCGGCATGACTACTTCACGTCGTGTCTGCCTTTCCCGCAAAAAGGCGAGGCTGTGCCGCTGCCTCTTGGGGATACGGCCCCGGTGACGGGGACCGTGACTATCGCCGGGAACGGCGAACCGACGTTCGATTTTGGGAACCAAACGGATGACCGCCTGGAGGCGAAGACGAATCAAGCGGTCGAAACCGAGAACGCAACTAACTCGGATGATTTCCTTCAATGGAATGATCCTGCTCTAACAGGAACGATTGCGACGGCTACTGCCGACCTAAGTAACGCGACGGCGTCTACGATCAACGAGCTGAGGCAATCGTTCCAGATCCAACGGATGTACGAAAAGGACGCCAGAGGAGGGTCTCGGTATACCGAGGTTCTCCGATCTCACTTTGGCGTCTCGTCGTTGGATCAACGGCTGCAACGCCCGGAGTATCTGGGCGGTGGCAACACGCATATCAACATTCACACAGTCGCAAACACAACTGGAACGCTCGGAACGAACGTCGGCGACCTGGGCGGTTACGCCACAGGAGCTGTAGACGGCGTGGGCTTCAATCGAAGCTTCACGGAACACTGCCTGATCATTGGGATGTGTTCCGCACGAGCGGACCTGAACTACCAGCAAGGCCTGGACCGGATGTTCTCGCGAAGAACTCGGTTCGATTTTTATTGGCCTTCGCTGGCGCATCTCGGCGAACAAGCCGTACTGAACAAGGAAATCTACGCTCAGAATGATGCGAATGATGACCTGGTGTTCGGCTATCAGGAACGATTCGCCGAATACCGCTACAAGCCTTCGCGGGTTACCGGCCAGATGCGAAGCAACTCGGCCACGCCGTTGGACGCGTGGCACTTGGCGCAAGATTTCGACGCGCTGCCGGTTCTCGACGAAACTTTCATCGAAGAGAACCCCCCCATCGACCGCGTGATCGCGGTCCCGTCCGAACCTGAGTTCCTGATGGACTGCTGGTTCGATTATAAATGCACCCGACCGATGCCCGTCTTCTCGGTGCCCGGTCTGATCGACCATTTCTGATGGGCGGTGCAGCAGCGGGACAGATGGGAATGGCCGCGTTTGATGCGGGCCTGGATGTTGCGGTTCAAACGCAGGGCCAGATGCTGGCCCACAAATATGCAAAGGACATGTACAAGCACCGCTATCAGTGGGCGGTGAAGGACATGAGAAAAGCCGGGATCAATCCGATCCTGGCCGCCGGCGGGGGAAAGCCTCCCGTCGGCTCCGGTGTTGGCGGTGGCGGAAGCCGCACGCCTTCAAAGTTCGATGTCGTTCGCACCGCGAAAGAAATGAAAATGATGGACAACGAGATCGAGCGGAGCTTCAACGAGGCTGGCCGGACCGGAGCCCAATGGGTGAAAGAGTCCGCGCAGGCTCGGCTCGCGATGGAACAAAACCGGAAAACAGAAACGGAACGCCGACTGCTCGAGGCGCAACTACCAAGCGCAAAGGCATTCGAGCGAATGGACCGGACGCGATTCGGAGAAATTCTTCGATATATCCGCCGTGGGCGTGATGCGATGACGCCCTGGCCCGGCCGAAACTCTCGATGAGAAATCGAGAAACAATGGAGAAATCATGGAAGAAAAAATCTCGATGACCCGCTCGAATGGGCGGGTGACAACCCCTGTGGGGTCGGAGACGAAAACAAAACAGAGCATGGCGGAAGCCTGCGATGTCAACGCGATCATTCGACGGTTCAAGTCGACGGGGAGCATGGAACACGTCCGGGAGGCCGCAGGCGTCTACGGCGATTTCGCGAACGTCGACGAATACCACCATGCGTTGAACCGAGTTCGTCGCGCAGAGGAGCATTTCGAAGGCTTGTCGGCCCGTGTACGGGAGAAATGCGGGAACGATCCAGCGGAGCTGGTCGATCTCTATACGGACCCGGATCGATACGAGGATCTCGTAGAGCTGGGGCTTTTGCCCCCCGTGACAAACTCACCCGTCACAACCGATCCGGAACCGGAACCGGCCGCCGAGCCGGATCCGGAAAGCTAGACCAGTGCCTCTTCTTGATGTTAACTGGTCTGACTGACACCTCAGTCTCAATTCCCTGAAAGGAAAAACGAAAATGAAATATCGACCGAAGCGAAGGCATCAAGGGACGAAGCGGCGCCGAAATCGGAGCGCGCAGCGAAGCCCGAAGAAACCTCACCCGAAAAACAGGCGATCGCGGCCCATGAGGGGCGGGATCCGGTTGTAGGCCGTGGCCTGCTACACGCCTTTGAAGGCGTACCGGGCTCCGGGTGGCGGCGTTGTGTTCAACGCGAAAGACGGATATTCCGACCGCCACCTGGAGCTGGCCTGTGGACAGTGCATCGGTTGTCGAATCGACCGATCGCAAGCGTGGGCGTTGCGCTGCGTTCACGAGGCGCAACTGCATGAAAAGAATTCTTTTCTCACTCTCACTTACGATTCTACGAATGTTCCGCTTGATGGTTCGCTGCGTGTGGAGCATTGGCAGAAATTCGCCAAACGACTCAGAAAAAGACTCGGAGGATTCCGGTTTTTTCACTGTGGCGAATATGGTGATTCTAATTTTCGTCCTCATTATCATGCCTGTCTTTTTGGCCTGGATTTCTCTGAAGATCGAAGGCTATTGAAAAAGAGCGGGAAAAATGAGCTGTTCACTTCACCAACGCTGGACGCTGCCTGGGGCATGGGTCATGCGGTGATCGGCCACCTAACACGGGAAAGCGCGGCCTACGTGGCGCGCTACGTGATCAAGAAAAAAACCGGCCCGCAAGCGGCCGAACAATATCGCCGGATCGATACGGAGACCGGCGAAGAGTACTTTGTGAAACCGGAGTATGTGACGATGAGCCGACGCCCTGGGATCGGCTCGGAGTGGTTCAAGAAATTCGCGTCTGACGTGTATCCGTCGGACGAGGTCGTTCACGACGGAAAGAAATTTCGACCACCGAAGTTCTATGACAGAGAACTAGAAAAGGAACGCCCAGAAACCCTGGAAGCGATGAAAAGTAAAAGGAGACGTGCCGCTGCAAAACACAAAACTAACAACACCCCCGAAAGACTGGAAGTTCGAGAAACGGTAACGCGAAGCAAGCTAGATCAATTGAAACGAAACCTATAAATAAGAGAAGGACTATAAATAACATGGCAAACCGGAAAGTATTCTCAGTGTTCGATACGAAAGCTCAAGCCTTTCTTCAACCGTTCTTTGCGAATACAGAAGGCATTGCGGTGCGACAGTTCACCGCTGCCGCTCAGGACGCAGGGCACGACTTCCACCGCTTCTCAGAGGACTATGCTCTATTCTCGCTCGGGGAATTCGACGAGGAAAAAGGGCGATTCATTCAAACTTCAACGCCGGAAGCCGTAGTAACGGCGTCCGCAATTAAAGAGGTGGCCTAAAAATGCAACAGCGAACAAGCTCACCGAAAACAGGCGTAACAAAGGGACAACACAACTTCGCGCAGGTACCGGGACCGGAGATTCAACGGTCCACGTTCAATCGGTCATCCGGTCTCAAAACGACATTCGATAGCG